CCGAAACGCTCAATGAATGATATTTATGTTTTTCATAAATAATACCGATGATATCTCGAAACCATTGGGATTTATGACTGGGGTCGTACTTCGAAAAATACTGTTCTATATATGTATTTCTACATATCGCGTTCCATAGAATATCCTGATTTTTAGTTGTTATGTATAATGACATTTGTTATTATACATATAAATAGATGTGTTTATATGCGTATTCTGCTTTATTTTTTTGTGTTTTTTCGTGATTTTTTGTGTTTTTTATTTATTTTAGATTTTGTTTTATTTCCTTTAGATTTGGTTTGATTATGTTTTTTTATATTGCCACCTTGAGAATAAACTAATCCTTGACCAGGTGGTGAATTATAAATATTTTGTTTTCTAACCGGGTAAAACGGTATTGTTTTCTCTATATTTTGAAAATAATAAGAATCATCTTTTTTTTTAGCATCACTATCGTCTAAACGATGATTATTAACATTATCAATATAATTCTTCAAAAAGTAATCAACCTGATCTAAACTTGTAAATGGCATAGATTCATTATCTACAATAATATCAAAATCAGATATATGTGTTCCTTTGTTGTTTACATCTTTGTCAATATAATACCGCACCTTTGTTTTGATATCCATACTTTTTTTATCATCTCTTTTCAAAAATTTTATCAACCATTGACTAAATGCATCTAATTTTAGACTCACATTTATATTATTACATTTATCAACCGTTATTAATTTATCTTGAATCTTTTCTATTGTCTTTTCGTCTTCCTTGTTTAAAACTTTTGTTCCGCCGACTAATCTATTTATAATTCCAGTATTTGTCATAAGTTATAATATCACTAGATATTTTTCAAATATTAAAATATTTTTTACGATACGAAAATACATATTTATCTGAAATTCGATGTTTTTTAAAATAATTTACTTTTGATTTAAGCGTTTTGAATTTTCGTCGATCTGTTTTGTTCAATAACATTGTAATAATAAAATACAATGAATACATTCCACATTCGTTATTTCCGTATTGATGAGCAAATGGATGATTTTCGTAATAAACGAATTGAATGGGTGTAAACAATTCTAAACCTTGCCTTGTTATTCGTTGTACTAACTTATTTATTTCCGCTGGAATGGTATCTCCTACGCTATCCATATAAAAAATGATTTTATCATCTAAATCTATGAACAATGATGTCCAATGAGAACCCGGTTGATCGTGTCGGTCTAAATTAAATACAATACCTATTTTACGAATATCCTTATCTACAAAATTACTTAATTGAAACGTGCATAAATCTTTCCATACGCAAACCGAATCACTATCTACCGGTTTACTGTCGAAATCAATTGGTGTGGGGCCAATAAATCGAAAATTCGCATATGCTTTTTCATATTGCTTCAATACATTTAATATATCATTATTAGATAACCACGAGGAGGGCGACTTCTTCCATTCTGTTGGTTGTTTTGGTGCAAATGTCATTTGAAACAGTTTCCGTTTTATGTGCTGATCCTGTATCGTAGAGAACCAACAATCTTCTCGAGAACAAGTCGGCATTTTTTTTTGGAAACTATTCCAAATGGATTTTTTATCTTTTTGCATAATCTTATCAGTCGGATGATGTAAATTATAAGAGTCTCTCAATTTGTATAGCACTTCACTAGTAAAACAACTATTTTTTTTTATCGTTCGACCGTGTACATTCGGATTACACACGAGTTTTTTATACTTACGAGTTTTATTTATTTTTTTTGATTTTTTTTTTGAATGGTTCATATATAATTTACTATATATTACTCAACGATAATAAATTCTACTAAAATTTGTTTTTTGAAAAACGATTTTTAGTAAAATATGACTGCTTACTAATATTATGGTGGTCCCAATGTGTCCGTGGTGGCACACTTGTTTTAGACGGAGGATTTTCGTCAGGTATATCCATTTCTCCAAACATCATATCTTCAGTATTGTATTGATTCGACCGTTCTATTTCTTTATGTTTGAGATATCGTATAATACTGTGTGTATAACTGTCAAACAAATCATCAATGTCTTGACTAATTTGCAAATGAGGATCTTTTAATTTATCCATTGTTAACTCTATGATAGCATCCTTGTATTGTTGCAATTCATCATTTTTCTGCTTTATTTCATTCGCTTTTTCTGGATTCTCTTTAGAAATATATTTACTATAACTCTCTTTGTTCATCAACAGCGACAATGTCAGCCGGTCAATTTGCGCATTTGTGGCTGGACTTGACGGAACAACATCGTCCGGTAATTCGTTATGACTTGTGTCAATCGGTGCCGCCTCGTCTGACATTCTATTATACAATAAAAAATATTTTATTTTTATTTTTATTTTTATTTACACCTTTGAAGAATTATAATGGGACAAAAAAATATAGGTATATAAAATATCTAATATAAATCCACTTATAGAAAATAATAATAATACATATTCTATTGTAGATTTGTCTTCAATCTTGTAAAAATAAATGACCAATAAAGCGAAGAAAGGTATAGCTAAAATATCTCCATAATGACTAAAATTTTTTATAAAGTTGTTATATTTCATATATATATTATAATATTATAGTAAATTTTTGTCCCATTTGTAATCTTCAAGGGTATAAATATTTTTTATATTTTTTTGAAAAAGGTAGTTATTGTTTGTATTCGATGTTTTTCGTTATAGATTGTATTCAATGTTTTATCAAACAGTAAAATCTTTACTTTGGCTGAACAATATTTCTCCTTTTTTTTCATAAAAATCTCTGTATCTGGAAATTCTTTTTCTAAATTTTCCATCTCTTTTTTATAAGTATTAATCGCAGAACGTTTATTTTGAAATGTCCAAATATGTTCTAAAGCTAATCCAAAGAGTTGCTGAAGAGGCTTCATTAACTGGTTCGTAATGTAATGAGTATAATCGATTTGTAAGTTATTCGCTTTAATGTAATCCAATGTCTCTATTTTATCTCCCATTAATGCTTTGGGCTTATCATTTACAATGAAAACAAATTTCATTCGATCTCCTGGCTTCGGTTTATTTCCGGGATCTCGCTGGCCAATTCTGTCGGCTAGGACCCGGTGGCCGATTTGTTGTGGATTTTTGTAATATCCACGAAGTGCTTTGGTAATCGCTAATTTTTCCATCGATACATTTCCTTTGATCAATTCATTCAACGACTCTTGCAAAAATGCAATTGCACTTTGTATGTCATTTTCTTTCATCAAAATATTCAAAATACCACCATATACATCTTTTAAATAATCACACGAATCGCGCCTTTTCAATGATAGACCCATAAATTTCAAATAGCCTTTGTTAGGATCGTCTTCGTACAATATGCCAACATACCGCTTTTTTGACAACAATATAAACGGCATCAGCGTTTTTTCATATTCTAATTTCATCGGGGACTTCAAATATTTAGTGCATAAATCCGCGGCATCTTGGGCAATTTCGATGGTAGTTTCTAACGCCGGCTTTCCTGTAATTTTTTTCCCGGTTTTGGGGTCTTCTAAATTAAAAGTAAAGAATACCGAATCTGTGTCTCCGTAAATATATTCAGCTTTGGTTCTTACCAATCCATTTGTTTCACTTTGGTATTCTCTGTCGCCATATACCTCTTCGATCATACGGCGAGCATAAATAATCATCATTCTGCCAGTAGCCGTTGTGGATGCGGCAACATCTTTTTCGTAAAAGGTCGATGTCCTTGAACCACATTGTCCATATAATGAATTTGCAGTCACTTTATACCCTAACTGTCGTTTATCCAATATATTTTGCATAAAAGGGTCTTTTTCGGTTTTGATCATTTTGCGCGTGTCCTTTCTGGCTTTCAATAATTCTTCCAGAATGGACGGCATAATCCCCTTTTTATTATCTGGAAATTGAGCCCATCGGCAAATCATTTTACCTACCTTTGTTTTCTCTGCTTTGGATGTGGGATTCTTACGGATATATTTATAAGTATCGAATTCTATATCTATATATTGATAATCGGGTAAATTATCATACAGGAAATCACCCTTCGCATTCGTTTCTCCTTGAATATTAATAAGTGTGCCCTGTAAATCATATTCTTTGCTCCATACTTTGCTATCGTGTGAATAGTTTTGACTAATCATTGACGACGGATAAAGGGACGAATAATCTACACAAGCTACCGGATTGTCCATATACATAGAACATTTGGGAGGTAATACAATCGCGCCTTCGTATCCCTCCGCCTCTTTGGGTTTTTCCACATCCGGCATCAATGTATCTTTATCTCGGCATTTTTTGGCAACAAAACTCGTGAGCTTTATGCCCTGCCCACGAAACACTAAGAAACTAATCGGAACACTGCAAATGCGAGACATCTCAATATATCCAGTCAGTACATCTATCTTATTCATCAAATGATGAACCAAATTGCAATCTTGAATACAATATTTTGCGACAATCGCTCGATCTGCTGAATCGCCGTCTGTTAAGCGGAAAATATCTTGCGGAGATACATCGTCTTTTGCCATCCCCCATTTAATGGACTTTGTGTTGTCAATTTCATAATGGCCTGCAATCAAAATCACATTGTATTTTTCTTCTTCTTCGTCGCGACCATATTCGATATCTAGCACCTTGAACTTTTTACCATTATCGTAATAATCACTCGTGAATCCGGTTATTTCGATGTGAATAAAATCACCAGTATGTAAACCCATCAAATTATGACTGTACAATTCCATACAATCCCCATATGTAGCGTGTTCGATGTTTTTAATTTTTTTCACACTGTCGCTAATAAATTGGCCAGCAACGTCGTCCAATTTATAGGACGATAAATTGAAATCGCGGCGGAAATACGCATACATATCTACTTGTAATCTTCCAATCATTTTTACATACCGCAAATCATATTCACCGCTCGCTAGTTGGATTTTGGTATGCTGCAAATTCAAATTCGTTGGATCGTTTCTGTCTTCAGTTATGCATACATCGTCTAATTTACGGGATAACATCAAAAAGTCGTTATGGCAATGATTTTCAAGCGAGCGGCGAAACATAAATTCATAATCAAAACCAAAGATATTATAGCCAATAATGATATCCGGATCTTCTTGTTGTATCAACTTCGTCCATTTCAAAAGAAGCTCCCGCTCGGTGTTCACTGTCTCAATCACTGCTCCCTCTACATTATCGCAACTGTTTACAACCAAACAATGATTCAAGTAGGGTTCTTTCTCTCCGTATTTTAAAAACGTTGATCCGATGAAAGTAATTTCGTCGCCTTTCAATCGCGGACAAACCAACGTTAATGCTTCGTCGATAAATTTTATTTTGTCGTCTCTGTCATACTGTTCTTCTACTAAAATATCCATTATGGTAGTCGTTTTATTGATCTTGCTTTTTTTTTCATATTTTTTCTTATAAGAAAACTCGGCATTCTGGGAATGATCCACTTTTTCGCCATTTGCGTCAAGGGTGCCCTCACTATTGCTCTGGTGATTATCTTTCATACTTTCAATCCATTCGTCTAATTTAATCAAATCATTATTGTTTTCTTCTGTTTCCTTTTTTGCTTTATCTAATGATTTAGTTAATAAATTTTCAATTATTTTGTTTACCTTTGATTCTGATGGGGGCAATTTGGGATATACCACATCTATGTCCTCTACTTTACCATAACCAAATCCGGCCCTTATAATTTTTTTCAATAGTAGCTCACCGCTCTCTTGATCAATATATTTTAATTGTGTCAAAAATATATCTACTAATTGTGTAGTTAATCGCTTATACGTTTTTACAGGTAAAGGGAAATCCCCGTGGCTACTACTTGCCTCTATGTCAAAACTACATATCTTATAGGGCACTACAGTTTCCTTTTCGGGCAAAGACACCACGTGCGTACACGAGGCAATGTACTCATATTTACACGTAGTCGTCTTAACCGTGGTGGTTTGTACCCGAGATGTATTTATTGAAACCCAGCCGGAAGGGCTGATATTATTAATATGAAAATAACGTAAT